CAAGAAGCGCAATCTCCCGTATGGCTACCGCTGGGATGAAGAACACTGCAATATGGTTTTCGACGAGGAAACCGCACCGATTGTCCGGAAGATTTTCCAATGGAAAATTGAAGGGATGTCCCTTCCGGCGATTGCAGACCGGCTCGATGCAATGAACGCGCCCAATCCGGAGTTTCAGAAGTATCAGGTCGGCGTCCGCACAGGTAATGCTACGGCAAAGAAGATTTGGAACAAGTCTTCACTCACTACCATTCTGGATAATCCCCATTACGTCGGAGATACCGTACTCGGACGAACGCTGAACGCCATCTACAAGGGCGTCAGGAATCAGCATATCGACCGCGAGGAATGGATTGTTTTTCCCAACACTCATGAGGCAATCATTTCCCGCGAGGACTTTCAAAAGGTGCGAGAGATGCGGGACGCCGCTGCAAGGACGAGAGTTGAGAAGATGGAGCGCACGGAAGAAATCCGCGCTACGCTGATCAATCTCTTTGAAGACAAAATCGTCTGTGCAGACTGCGGCAGAAAGCTCTACTTCCACCGCAAGCGCGTTGATAAACGCAAGGACGGCGCGTGGTATGCCTTCTATGAATGCAGCTCATCCGTCAAACGCGGCAACCTCTGTACGCCGCACTATACGCGGCAGGATAAGCTCGAAGCCAATGTGCTTGCGGCGATCCAGCTTCAAGTCAAGGCGGCTCTCAATTACGACAGGCTGCTTGTCAAGCTGAGAAACAGCGAAGGCGAACGCAGCATCCGCGATCAACAAAATGCGCTCATTACAAGCCTGAATCTGAAACTCAGCGGCGTCTCCAAGAAACGCACCCGGCTCTACGAGGACTTCACAGAAGGCATTCTCGATGAAGAGGAATACGCCTTTGCCAAAAAAGCCTACGATGAGCAGTATGCCGACCTTTCCCGGCGGCTGGATGAAGCGGTTCAGCGGAAGGTCAAGTTTGCCGAAGCAATGTCCGAGGACAATAAGTGGCTCACGCTTATGAAATCCGTCAGCGGTGCAACGAAACTCTCTCAGGATTTGGTTGCCGAGTCCGTAGAGCTTGTGAAAGTCCATGAGGACGGCTCAATCGAGCTGGTCATGAAATACGGCGATATTTACGCTCTGACCGTTCAGAGCATCAAAGAAGTGCAGGAGGCGATGTAAATGAGCAAGGCATACAACATCGGCATCTACATCCGCCTCTCAATGGCTGATGAAGATACCGGCTATGGCAGCAAGGCGGAAAGTGACAGCATCGGCAACCAACGTATGCTCATCAACCGCTTTCTTGACAATCATCCGGAACTGTCAGGCTGTCAGCGGTCTGAGTTTGCGGATGATGGTTATACCGGCACGAACTTTCACCGTCCTCAGTTCACGCAGATGATGGAGAAGGTCAAGCGCGGCGAAATCAATCTGATCTGCGTCAAGGACTTTTCCCGCTTTTCTCGTGACTACATCGAAACGGGAAACTATCTGGAATGCACCTTTCCGTTCATGGGTGTCCGATTCATTTCTATCAACGACGGCTATGACAGCGACGATTACAAAGGTACAACGGGCGGTCTGGAAGTGGTTATGCGCAGCATCATCTATGCGGCATACAGCAAAGACCTCTCCGTAAAGACCACATCGGCAAAAATCCAGATGATGAAACAGGGTAAGTATGTCGGCGGCTATGCTCCATACGGCTTTGTCCTGCATCCCACCATTCGGAACAAACTTGCCGTAGACCCGGAGGCGGCTGATGTGATCCGTCGTATCTTCCGCGAGGCTCTGGAAGGCAGCAACACCTCTCAGATTGCCCGCAGCCTGAATGATGACGGCATCCCGACGCCGGGGCAATACTTCAAGAGTAAGCATCCAGACAAGAAGAAGTTCAGTAACATGAGTGAGAAAATCAGTTGGGAAACCGTGATGGTCTATAACATTCTCAAGAACCTTGTTTACACCGGAACGCTGGTCAGCCGCAAAATGAAGTCCTGCGGTGTCGGTTCAAAAAAGCGCGTTGTCAATGAACCGATTATCGTAGAAGGAACTCATGAAGCTATTATCAACAAGGAAGACTTTGAGCTTGCTCAGAAGGTCATCCGAGGCGGAGGACGGAATCCCACGCGCAAGCAGCACGACTATCCGCTCAAGGGACTCGTCCGCTGCGGTAACTGTAAACGTGCTATGACGCGCCGAAAGAACAAGGCTGGCATTCGGTACTTCCAGTGCATTCACTCGGTCAACACCGGAAACACAGACTGTCCGGTTGGCAGGAGCTTTCCGGAAATGGATATTGATAAGGTTGTCTTCCATGCCCTTACTCAGTTTCTTGCTTTGGCACAGAAGGAATCAGTCCAAAACCGCGAAGTCGGTGATCTACGGAAATCTGCCATCAAGGAATGTGCTGAGAAAATCCGGATTCTTCAAAAGCAGAACGAGCAGCACAAGGCGTCCAAGCTGAGGCTCTACGAAAAGTATGCAGCCGGAAGTATCACGAAGGAAGCGTACATTCAGCTAAAGGCGGCAACGGACGCGAAAATTGCTGAAAACGACGAAGCAATTCAGCGTAGTCACGAACGGATGAAGGAGCTTGACTCCGAGACCTCCTGTTCGGATGAAAAGCTGGATGCTGTCTGCAATCAGTACGCTGACTGCAAAGCTCTGACCTATGAGCTGACCCACGCATTCATTTCTGCGGTCTACATTTACGATCTTGACAACATTGAAATCGTCTGGAAGTTCAAGGACTTCCTCACTACATCAGAAGGAGAAGCCAAATGAAAGTATTTCTTTATATCCGCGTTGCCTGTGCGGATCAGCTTGCAGCGGCAAATCAGCGGGAAGAGCTGGAACGCTATGCGAAGGACAAGGGCTATGAAGTTGCTGCTGCGGTGGCGGCAGACGGCATCTCCGGCGTCCATACGGAAGGCATTATGAACTTCCTTCTGAATGAAGCCAAGCGTCAGGGCATCGGCACGATTCTCACCCGTGACACCTCGCGGATCAGCCGGGACACTTCCTCTTTCTTGAGGTTTGAGCGAAAGTTCAGAGAGAATGGCATACGGTTCGAGTATCTGTCCAAGCCTGACAACGAGCTTCCGGTCACTCCGATGATGGAGGCATTTGCGGCAGCGTATAAGAAGCGTCGCACAAAGAACGGCACAAGAGCATAGAGAAAACGCAAGCCGTTCACGGGTGGTTGTCCACCTATGAACGGCTTGTAAATTCTCAAAATTTTTTTAGTCCCTACTTGACACAAGAAGACCTGTCCCGTTTGGGGCGCAACTATATTGAAACCGGAAAGGTCTTACAGGAGTTTGCAGACCACGGGGTACGGTTCATCGCCATTAACGACGGCTACGATACCGCCAACGCACAGGGGCAGGCCAGCACCATCCTGCTGCCTATCAAAAACCTGATGAACGATTCTTACAGCCGGGATATTTCGGTGAAAATCCGCAGCCATTTGGAGGTCAAGAAACGAAAGGGTCAGTTTGTAGGGGCGTTTGCCGCCTACGGCTATCTGAAATCACCGGACGACAAAAATCAGCTTGTGGTGGACGATTACGCCGCCGAGGTGGTGCGGGATATTTTCCGCTGGAAGCTGGAAGGAATGAGCCAGCAGGGGATCGCTGACCGGCTGAACGCCGATGGGGTCCTCTCTCCCTCAGAATACAAGCGTTCCCTGGGGATGAAATATATCTCCGGCTTCAAGAGCAACCCGCAGGCCAAGTGGTCGGCGGTAGCGGTTGGGCGCATCCTGAAGAACCCCCTCTATATCGGTGTGATGGTTCAGGGAAAGACCGGGCGGCCAAATTATAAAATCAAGAAGCTGATGGAGAAACCGGAGGACGAGTGGATCAGGGTCCCCGGCGCCCATGAGCCGATCATCAGCGAGGTGGATTTTCGTACCGTGAGCGGACTGCTGCGCCGGGATACCAGAATCGCCGTACAGAAAAAGACGGTCTATCCCTTTTCGGGACTTTTGTTCTGCGCCGACTGCAAGCAGAACATGATCCGCAAGACCGTTCCGGCAGGCGGGAAAAAATATTTTTACTACTCCTGTTCCACCAACCGGGCGGACAAAACCGCCTGCACCACCCATAATATCAGTGAGGCCCTGCTGATGGATGCGGTTCGTGACTGTATCCACGCTCACATGGAAACGGTGCTTAATATTGAGAAAACCCTGCAATTCATCGCCGCCCTCCCCGCAGAGGACATGGAGGCCAGAAAGATCGACCGGCAGCTTGAAAAGCTGAAAGCCGATTATGAACAGACCATGCGGTTCAAAATGTCCGCTTATGAGAAGTTCGTGGACCATCTGCTGAATGAAGATGAGTTCAAGCAGTATCAGCGGATTTACACGGAAAAGTGTGAGGCGATTGCGGCGGCCATCAGCAAGCGGCAGGAGGAATTGGACGCCATTGTGCGGGCGGGTTCCCCGCAGGGGGAATGGATCGCCCATTTCAAGTCCTTCCGTCATGTGGATGTGATGGAGCGCAAAATCCTGGTGAAAATCATCGACCGCATCTATGTCTATGAAGGGAACCGAATTGAGATCATTTTTAAGTACCAGAATGAGTACAGGGCGGCGGCAGCCTATATCGAACAGTATATGGAGCGTCAGGCGACGCAGGCAGCCTCCACGGTAAAGGAGGCGGTGTAAATGGCGCGTGTGAGCAGAAGAAAACAGATAGCAGCCGCACAGGGTGTTCCGGTTGATGAGCTGCCCAAGGCCGCCGTTCTGCGGATTTTCCGCACAGCCCTTTATGTGCGCCTCTCCATCATGGACACCCGTGACCGCAAGGACAGCGAGAGCCTGCAAACGCAGATCGACTATCTGTGCGGATATATCGCCAAGCACCCTGATTTGGAGCTGTACGACTGCTATCGTGACAACGGAGAAACCGGGACAAATTTTGAGCGCCCTGGATTCCAGCGGATGATGGAGGATGTGAAAGCAGGCCGGGTGGACTGCATCATCGTGAAAGACCTGTCCCGGTTTGGGCGCGACTTCCTGGAAACCGGAAACTTTCTGGAAAAGGTACTGCCCTTCATGGGAGTGCGGTTTATCTCCGTCAACGACAACTACGACAGTATCCGGGCGGACAGCGGAGAGGCCATGACCATCGCGCTGAAAAACCTGATGAACGACATTTACGCCAAGGACATTTCTCAAAAGGTGTATTCCGCGCTGGACACCAAGAAACGCAGCGGCGAGTTTATCGGCAATTTTGCCGCCTATGGCTATGTGAAATCCCCGGAGGACCGGCATAAGCTGGCCGTTGATCCAGACGCGGCGAAGGTGGTACGGCGCATTTTTCGGATGAAAAAGGATGGAATGAGTAACGCCGCGATTGCAAGAACGCTGACCGCCGAGCAGATCCCCAATCCAAACTATCACCGTTATTTACAGGGCATCATATTCGCCAAAAGGTTTTCCGAAAATGCTCCGTGGCAAACGCAGACAGTGAAGCATATTTTGGAGAATCCGGTGTATCTGGGGCACATGGCTCAGGGCAAAAAAATCACAAAGCTGCACGCTGGGCAGAAGCAGAAAACCATGCCCTCATCAGAGTGGATCATTGTGCCCAACACCCATGAGGCGATCATTGAGCAGGAGCTGTTTGACGCGGTTCAAGCCATTTTGAAAGCCAAGCACGAGGAATACCACAGCCGTCTGGGGAAATACGCCCATTTTGACATCGAAAACATTTTTGAGGGGCTTGTGGCATGCGCGTGCTGCCAGCACAATATGACACGCTATAAGAGCGTTTACAACAAAGGCAGAACAGTGGCGTACCACTTTATCTGCCCCCGCCACGCTATGCTTCTGGATGCCGGATGCCCCAATGCGGGCGGCCTGCGGGAAAGCGATTTGGAAGCGGCCGTGTATGAGGTCCTTCGATTGCAGATGGCGATGCTCACGGATGCGGAGGCGGTCATCCAAAGGGTCAGCCGGTCCTCGGCGGCCAGAAGCCGCAGGACGGCTCTTGACAATGAGATCGTATCGGTGCAGGGACGATTGAAGAAGCTGGCCACACTCCGTCAGACGCTCTTTGAAAGCTATGTGGACGGTATTGTAACGCAGGCGGATTATCTGTTCGGGAAAAGCCGGTATGAGGATGAAGCCCGCCAGCTTGAGGGACGCCTTCGGGATTTGCAGGCTGAAAAGGACGCCTTGCCGGAGGCAAGCCCCAAACAAAATAAATGGTTTTCCGCTTTTGCCAAGTTCCGGGATGAAAAAGAGCCGACCCGTGAGATGCTACTGGCGCTGGTGGAGAAGATCTATGTGAATGAGGACAAGCAGGTACATATCGTGTTGAACTATCAGGACGAGATGAAGAAGTTGTTTCAGGAGGAGGTGTAGCACGATGCCGGAGGTCTTACAGCAGATGTTGAACTATGTGATCGCCATTTACATTCGGCTCTCCGCCGAGGACGGCGACCTGTCCGATGAAAAAAACGAAAGCAACAGCGTTGTCAATCAGCGTGCCTACATCCGCCGTTTCATTGAGCTGCGGCCTGAATTTGCCGGGGCGCAGATTCTCGAATTTTGTGACGACGGTTATTCTGGGACGAACATGGAGCGGCCAGCCGTCCGGCGGCTTCTCGAACAGGTACGCCAGAGGAAGATCAACTGCATCATCGTCAAGGATATGTCTCGGTTTGGCCGCGACTATATCGTGGTTGGAGACTATCTGGAACAGATTTTCCCTTTCCTGGACGTGCGATTTATCGCCATCAATGATTCCTACGACAGCAAGGATCACAAGTACGGTTCTGCGGGCTTGATTGATGTGTCCTTCCGAAATGTGATCTACGACCTTTACAGCAAGGACTTGTCGGAAAAAGTGAGATCGACCAAAAAGCAGCTTGCCGAAAAAGGCTACTGTGTTGCCCCCTATGCGTTCTTTGGCTATCAGAAAGCGCCTGGGAATAAGCACACTCTTTTGGTGGACGAGGATGCCGCCGCCGTGGTCCGGCGTGTGTTTGACCTCTTTACCAGCGGCCTGTCTACTACGGAAATTGCCAGAAAGTTTAATACAGAAGGGGTACTGACCCCGCTGCAAAGAAAACGGCTCCAAAAAGTAAACCGGAGGTGGAACTGTGTAGACCAGAGCAAAAACTACTGGACTTCTGCTATGGTTCGCAAGATACTGGATGATGAGCGGTACACCGGCAAAGCGATCTATGGCAAGACCACCCGGAAAAAGGTAGGCTCCAGCCGGGTCAAGGCTGTCACAGAAGATCAGTGGACGGTTGTGGATGGAGCGTTCCCGGCAATCATAACGCAGGAGATTTTCAATACGGCCAAGAGCCTGAACCGCAACTCCCATCCCGGCTCTGCCGGGGAAAGCACACGGGTTTTCTATCGGAAGATCCGGTGCGGCCACTGTGGGCTTGCGATGGAGCGGCTGCAATCTGCCCACCCCTGCTATGTGTGCCGGACCGACAGGTATAAGCCGGATATAGGCTGCCCACAGGACAGGATAGATGAAAAGGAGTTGGAACAGACGGTTTTGGCAGCTATCCGCATGATGGCCCAGCTTGTCCGAGGGGCGGTTCAGGCAAAGCAGCGCCAGTCCGCAAAAGATACCCGTTACAACCAACGCCTTGACCGGCAGATCAAAGCACACCAGAACTCAATCCAAATGCGCCAGCAGGAAAAGATGGCGGCTTTTGAGGATATGGTGTCCGGCAAAGTCAGCGCGGAGGACTACCAGCATAAGCGAGGACAGTGCGAAAAACATATCCAGCGGCTTGAAACCAAAATCAAAGAGCTGGGGGATGCCAAACGGCGGGCAAAGGAAGAAGAACTCTCCACCTACAACATCATTCCCTATACCAATGTCAGGACATTGACACGGGAGCTGGTGGATTTGCTGATCCAAAACATCTACATTTACAGTTCTACTTCTATCGAGATCGTTTGGAAATGCGGGGACGAATATCAACGGCTACTTGCCGATACCACAAAAAAGGAGGCTGCGGAGCGTGAACAGGGATAAGAAACGATATTGGCTCTATGGGCGCGTTGCCTCACCTGATACATGGGCTTTGGAAAATCAGATGAACTATCTTCGCAGCTTTGCAGAAAAGCATCAGCTCAATGTTGTGGGAGAATCCCAGGACGAGGCCAGCGGCCTGACCTTTGACCGGCCTGGGCTGAATGATTTTCTTGAAGCTGTTCGGCAAGGACGGGCCGACGCTCTGTTGATAAAAGACTTTGCCCGTCTGGGCAGGGATAGTGGTTGGGTGATGGAACTGATTGCTGATTTGAACTCCGCTGGTATTGGCGTGTTCTCCGTCACAGATTTAATGTGCCGTGGATTATGATTCCTGATTTGACACAGACCGATAAAAAGTGATGAAAAATTCTTTAATTTCTTTGGTTTTCTCTTGACATCAGGAGATGATGGCGTATCGGGAACCCGTTTTGACCGTCCCGGCTTTCTGGCGATGATGGAGGAAGTCGAGGCCGGACGGGTGGAGGCCATTGTTATCAAAGACATGAGCCGCCTGGGACGCGATTATTTGAAAGTCGGTCAGGTCATGGAGATTTTGCGGCAGCGCGGCGTCCGGCTGATCGCCATCAATGACGGTGTGGACAGTCTGAAAGGCGATGATGATTTTACCCCGTTCCGCAACATCATGAACGAGTTTTACGCCCGCGACACCAGCCGGAAAATCCGCTCCGTGTTCAAGTCCAAAGGCATGAGCGGCAAGCACCTGACCGGCACTGTCATTTACGGCTATTTGTGGGACGAAAAGCGGGAACACTGGCTTGTTGACGAAGAAGCCGCCGCTGTGGTACGCCATATTTTCGCGCTTGCGATGGAGGGCTACGGCCCCTATCAGATCGCTACCAAGTTGTCAGAAGAAAAAATCGAAATGCCCGCCGTTCACCTTGCCCGCTATGGCGAGGGAGTGAACAAAAATAAGACCTTTGCGGATATTTACCGTTGGAGTGCCTCTACCGTTGTTGAAATCCTGAAAAAACGGGAGTATTTAGGCCATACGGTCAATTTCAAAACCCGCAAGCATTTCAAGGACAAGAAAAGCCACTATGTGGATGAAAGCGAGTGGACGATTTTTGAGAACACCCACGAGGCCATCATCGACCAGGAAACCTTTGACAATGTGCAGCGTATCCGGGGAAACGCCAGACGCTACCCGGACGGCTTTGGGGAGGCTCATCCCCTGACCGGCCTGATGTACTGCGCCGACTGCGGCGGCAAGATGTACGTTCACCGTACATACAACGGCAAGCGCGTCCTGCAGTACACTTGCGGCCAGTATGGGAAATACCCTATCGGCTCCCTTTGCCCTACACAGCACCGTATCAAGGCCGAAGCCGTTCTGACCCTGATTGCCGATATGCTCCGGGCCATCGCAGAGTATTCTAAGAATGACCGGGCCGAGTTTATCCGCACCGTCCAGGAAACGCAGGCCGCTCAGCAGACCGCCGACATATCCAAGAAGCGGAAACGGCTGGCCGCCGCCCAAAAGCGGGCCGGGGAACTGGAACGGCTGATTTGCAAAATCTATGAGGACAACGCCCTGGGTAAGCTGCCGGACGCCCGGTATGAGGCCCTGGACGCACAGTATGCCAAAGAGCAGGACGCTCTCAATGCGGAAATCACGGAACTGGAAAAGGCCGTTACCGGCTATGAGCAGAGCCGGAAATCTGCGGAGAAGTTTATTGCCCTGATTGACAAGTATGAGAATTTCGACACGCTGACAAATACCATGCTCAATGAGTTTGTAGAGAAAATCCTTGTCCATGAACGCGCCCGCAAAGGTAGCCAGGACACCACGCAGGAGGTTGAAATCTACTTCAACTTTGTGGGCCGGTATATCCCACCCGCCTTGCAGCCGGTTCCCCTGACCCCGGAGGAGCAGGAAGAACTGCGGAAGAAGGAGGAACGCAAGGACAGGCTTCACCAGAACTACTTGCGCCGCAAGGCCAACGGCAAGCAGAAGGAGTGGGAAGAACACTACAACGCCAAGCGCAAGGCCCAGGTGGAGGCGGCAAAGGCCGCGATCCGGGCCGAGGACATGGCAAAAGGCATTTTTATCCCTGTCAGCCAGTTGCCCAGGCAGGAGCCGCGCAAGGCCACCGTATCGGCCAGCGCCGCAGTTTAAACATTACAGTGCAAAGGAGGACGAACATGAACGAATTGACTTACACCCGCTGCGGAGATTACTACATCCCCGACCTGAAACTTTCCGAGCAGCCGGAGGCCCCCATTGGCAAGTATGGCCGTATGCGGCAACGCTACCTGAAGGAATACCGGTCCGGTCTTTACAGCAGCTTGATTTTGAGCGAAAAACTGTACCCGCACCTGTTGGAGATTGACCGGGCGGCGCGTGAACGGATGGACGCCATGCTGCCCCGGATGATGGAGGCAGCGGGCGTCACCGAGGAACTGAAAGCCCGTGACCCTATGCGCTGGGCGGGGCTGATGAACACGCTAAAAGCGCAGGCGGAGGAAGTTATTTTTAGCGAACTAATTTGGACATAGATGAAACAGCAGAAGTTTTTTACTTATTATCTGTACTTCTTGAGACAACGATTGACAAATTGAACCCCTCATAGTATTATTAAAATTAAGAGTTGTACCTCTCAAAAGGAGATAAAGGCATGACTATGAATTTTCATTTGACCGATCAGCGTAAAAAGAAAATCAACTCTGTACAATCCATACCGATGAAACATTGTGCAGAGTATAGCGTATAAACGACGCATTTAGATTTCATCGGGAAGCCATCAAAGGGGATTTTATACCCATTTTTAGAAAGCGGCTTCCCATGCAGTTATAATGTGTATGAGGCTATGGACAATGTTTTGTCCATGGCCTTTTGTTTTTGAGCTACTATGCCAGAGGCAGAAGGCAGATACACTTATGTATCTTTGCTTTCTGCCTTTTTCTTTTGCCCAGAATATACAGGAAAGGTTGATAAACATGAGCTTATTAGAAATTGACGGACTGACACACTCTTTTGGAGAGAATGTGCTATACAAAAATGCAGGCTTTACACTCAACAAGGGGGAACATATTGGTATTGTCGGACAGAACGGAACCGGCAAAAGCACTTTAATCAAAATCTGTACGGAGCAGATCATTCCAGACAGCGGGCGTATCGTCTGGCAACCAAATACTACGGTTGGTTATTTAGACCAATATGCGGAAATTGACCATTCCCTAACGATGAAGGAATTTCTTAAATCTGCTTTCTCAAAGCTATTTGATATGGAAACACAGGCAATGGAGCTCTATGAAAAAGCTGCTGACGGCGATATGAAAAGCCTTGAACTGGCCGCCCATTATCAGGAGCAGCTTGAAGCCCACGATTTTTACTCGATAGATACAGCCATTGAGCGTGTCGCCAATGGGTTAGGACTTCTGGCTATTGGCCTTGACCGTTCGATTGCAGAAATGAGTGGCGGACAACGAGCCAAAGTAATTTTAGCGAAGTTGCTGCTGGAAAAACCGGATGTTTTGTTGCTGGACGAGCCGACCAATTTCCTTGATAAAGACCATGTGACATGGCTGGCAGAATATTTATCTGCTTTGGAAAATGCTTTTTTAGTAGTTTCTCATGATTATGGCTTTCTGGATAAGATAGCGAACCGCATTTGTGATATTGATAACGATACTATCACAAAATACTATGGCACATATTCCGAATTTTTGCGAAAGAAAACTTTGCTGCGGGAAGATTATGTAAGACAATATGCGGCCCAGCAAAAGGAAATTAAAAAGACGGAGGAATTTATACGGAAGAACATAGCGGGAAGAAAAGCAAAAATGGCGAGGGGACGACAAAAGCAGCTTGACCGGATGGAAAAGATGGAAGCCTTAGACCAAAAGGAAATTATTCCATACTTCCATTTTCCCGTACTTCCATTAACCAATACAGAACACTTGTTGGTGAAACATCTGGCAGTTGGCTACCATTACCCCGTTTTATCAAACATTGAATTTAGCATTAAGGGAGGACAAAAAGTTGTTATTACTGGATTTAATGGGATTGGAAAATCGACACTGTTAAAAACACTGATTGGGGAAATTCCATCTATGCAGGGCTATTTCAAATTTTCCGATCAGGTTACTATCGGATATTTTGAACAGGATTTAGAGTGGCAAGAACCTGAATTGACGCCCATTCAAATTGTTGCCAATGCTTATCCCAATATGGTAACAAAAGATGTCCGCAAACATTTGGCACGATGTGGGATTTCCAGTAAACACGCTATGCAGGCCATAGGAACATTAAGCGGTGGAGAGCAGGCAAAGGTAAAAATGTGTCTGCTTACTCTGACTCCCTGCAATTTCTTAATTATGGATGAACCTACAAACCATTTAGATGTACAGGCAAAAGAGGCTTTGAAAACAGCCCTTTCAACTTTTGCGGGAACGGTATTGCTCGTATCGCACGAGGAGGCCTTTTACCGGGATTGGACTCAGCGGATTATCAATATCGAGAAAAAATAAACAATAGAATAAATATAACTTACAAACGCTCCTGCCCCGTAAACGGGGAAAGAAAAAAACCGTAACCGGGCAGGCTGCTTTTGTGCGCTCAATTTACATTTTTATCCGGCGGCGGTTTTAAAAGACATTCAAGGCCGCCGGTTTCTATTCTCTCATAGGAATGACGTTCTAATACTAACAAGAACGGCGGCTTTAGGAGGGAGCCGCCATGAAGCACACTGACCGCCGACAAATTCAGACGATATTTCACTACCGTCAAAAAAAGCCCGGCCACCGGACAGGCCCCGTCTGGCAGCCAGTGCGAAAATTGTCACAATATAACTGAATACCGTGTTTTTTGCGCTCGAATAGCTTCATGCTGTCCGGGCGTTTTTTCATACCTATGGGGCCGGAACATCGGGCCAACATGGCCCGAACCTTGCCCCCCGTGCCGTTCCCCGCCGCCCCGTTCAGATTTTCCCGCAAAAATCTGAACGGAGGAAAGGCCGATGGAAGTCACCATCAATTACAATGGACAAGCTGTGGCCGTGGAGGTCACGCTGGAAGTCTATAAATTCCTTGACCGGGCCGACCACAAAGCCGAGAACCTGTCCCATGAGCAGCGGCGGCATTGGGATGGCCGGGAGTTTGACGAATACATAGTTGCCACCGATGGCGTGGGTATCTACGGCGAAACGCCGGAGGAATACCTTTGCCGCATGGAAACGCTGGGCGAGCTGATGGCCGTCCTGGACACCTGCACCGAGACCCAGCGCCGCCGGTTCCTGCTCTATGCCCTGGACGGGCTGAGTTTTTCGGAGATCGCTGCCCTGTGCGGCTGCTCCAAGAGTTCGGTGCAAGGCTCCATTGAAGCGGTCAGAAAAATTTTCAAAAAAATTTTGAGAAACCACCCATACGAATGACCCCTTTTCGGGCTACCAAGTGAAAGGGATTGTTTCCCTTATCCCAGCGGGAGGCGGACAGCGGACAAGCTGCCCGCCTCTCCCATTTTCAGGAGGTAAGCCTATGAAAACAATCAATCTGCGGTGGATTTATACCCACTACCGGCACGACGAGTTTGTAGAGGTCAGCGACGAGGTCTGGGAGGCCATGCGGCAGGCCCAGCGCGAGATGAACAACTATGAGCGCCGGAAGGTCTACCACCGCGCCTACT